TCAAGGCTCAGGAGATTAACGCCCTGATGGACCTCCTGGGGCTGTACTCGGAACTCCTGGCGGGGATCACCCACAGCGAACTGTTCGACGCGCAGGAGAAGGTAAGCAGAAGGATCATCCGGGTTCTGGCACAGGGCCCGAACGGCAAGGATGTTTTGTTAAAGGTAACCGGAGAGAACTATGAGCGAAAAGATCATTGACCCAAACGACGCGATCGACTTCATGATCGCCAACTCGAAGAAGTACGCCCAGGCCAAGGCCAACCGGACGTACCTTGAGGAGTACCGCAAGACCATGAAGGCCGAACTGTGCAAGGACGCCCTGACGCACGGGTTCGAGGCGGTCAACGCGCAGGAGAGAGAGGCGTACAGCCACCCGGACTACAAGCAGCACCTCCTGGCCATCAAGGCTGCGATCGAGGAGGAAGAGCGTATGCGGTGGCTCATGGTGGCGGCACAGGCAAGGATTGATGTCTGGCGTTCCCTCGAAGCGTCCAACCGCATGATTGAGAAGGCCGCACTGTGAACATCAAGCAGTGGAAGAACGCCGTGGCCGACCTGGGCTGTGGGATGTGCAGGCGCATGGGCTATCCCGGCACTCCTGCTCAACTGCATCACCCTAGGGCAGGCGTAGGGATGGCTCAGAGGCAGAGCGACTGGCTCGTCATCCCCCTCTGCGAGCCCCACCATACCGGCAGCAAGGGATGGCACGGCACCAGAGACGACTTCAAGCGCCACAACACTGGGGAACTGGACATCCTGGCTGACACCCTCGAACTTTTAATTCCGAGTAAAAGATAGGGTTTATCACTAGACACGGACTTTGATTTCAAATTAAAGTTCACACATCGCAACACGGTGTTGCGGGTAACAGAGAAAGGTAACTGATCATGGACGCAAACAACATCCCTCTCCTGGCCGCTGACGAACTCGGCCTGATCCTGGCGCAGATCGCCGAACTGACGGCCAAGGCCGAGGAGATCAAGGGCGCGATGAAGGATGTCGCCACCAACGGCGGCGGCTCGGTGTTCGAGGGCAACTACTTCAAGGCTTCTGTGATCGAGGCCAACCGCAAGGTCACGGACTGGAAGGCCATCGCTAAGGTCTGCAACATCCCCGAGGATGTGATCGTGGCCAACACCACCGTCACGGCCGTGTTCTCGGTCAAGACCAACCCCCGTTGATCTGCCTCAGGGCAGACTGCATTGAAGCGCAAAGGATAGAACGGCAATGCAGTGCAACTACGTGCTACGCGAACAGCCCATCACGGTGGGCTTTTCGGGTCGCAAGATCCAAGTGCATCGAAAGTAATGGCACTGAATTGAACGGATGCAAGGCGCAGGGCATTGAAGAGCAACGCGGTCTACATCTACTGGGTGTAAGCCGGGTCGTTCAGATCCAAGCGAAAAGCATCGAGCGGAAGAGAGTTTCGATGCAACGCACAGAGTTGAGTCGAATGGACAAGCAACGCGGCCAGTCTCTTCTGGAGATTAGCCGGGTCGTTTGACCCTAGTGAGTTGATCTGTAATGAGTAGCAGGGCCGAAAACAGCGCCGTAGAGAAGGGAATTGCTGATCGTAGATAAGCAACGCGGCCTGCATCCAACGGGTGCAAGCCGGGTCGTTTAGACCCTGCATCAACGACGTGAGTCGGAAGGCAATGAAATAAGTCGTAGGGATGCGCAACCAAAGGACAAGCAACGCGGACTGCCTCTCTTGAGGGGCATTCCGGGTCGTTTAGACCCATAAGATATGCAGAGATCCGACGAGCACTGAACTGAATAGATCCGGATTGATAAGCAACGCGGGCAGCACATCTCGGTGTGCTTCCCAGGTCGCTTAGACCTACTGGGCCGGGAACCTCGGCGCTTTTATTAAACCAACCGGAGAGAAATCATGGCAATGAGAAGTGCAGAAATCAGCATCACTGGCGTCAGCCCCCTGCTGATGAACAACCCCCAAACCGTGGATCGTTTCAACCGATTCGCCAAGCGCATGGCCGTCATCAACGCCAAGAAAACCAAACGCACAGATGACGACTACCTTGAGTTGCGCGACCTGGAGATGGAGAGCAAGTCCTACTTCGACGAGAAGATCGGCGTCTATGTACCGTCCAGTTGGGTGGCGGAAGCCATCGCAACAGCAGCCTTCCGTGTCGCCAAGACAAGCAAGGCAGACATCCGTGGAGCCCTGTTCACCACGGAAGAGAAGATCCCCCTGACCTACCGGGACATGGACAAGGTCAAGGCCATCACCGACATCGTCAAGAACCCCGCCTTCCGCATCATCCTGAACCTGCCGCAGGGTCAGACCCGTCTTGCTAAGGCATTCCCGATCTTCCATCAGTGGTCATTCAAGACCGCCATTGAGTTCGACGACAAGATCGTAGACCCCGACAGCATCACCCGCATCTTGGACTACACCGCCAAGTACGGCGGCTTCGGTGACTTCCGTCCCAAGTTCGGTCGCGCTGCCGCGGAGATCGCCCATGTCTAACCGCGAATCCCACAAGGAGTTCTACTCAACGCTGCAGAAGATGGGGATGCTTGAGTACGGCTCCATCATCCCGACCGGACTCGTCCACGAGTTGCTTGAGATCGAGATGCCGGAGTCAGCGCCCAAAGCCGTCTATGACCGCCTGTCCCTGATCGAGTTGGCCGCGACGGACTATGTCCGCAATATGCTGCTCGGTCAGGGCAAGTACCTCACGGGCACCTCTACGGGTTACCGCATCCTGCTGCCGAGCGAGAACGCCTCCCAGATCGACCTGTACATGGAGGCCGCGGACCGGAAACTGACTCGGGCTCTCAAACTCAGCCGCAACACCCCACAAGAGGCCAAGCGGATGCCTGACCAGACCGAAGCGCGGATCTTGATGAAGCGCAACGGCCTGCGCCGCTCAATTGAGACTTCAGGAGATGCACGATGAAACCGACGTTTGAACAAGAGATGCTTGCAGCCAACAAAATCGCCAAGGCGATGATGGACGCTTGCGACAAAAAGGCAGAAAGCAATGAGTTCAAGAACTACCCGGATGTAGTGCAGATGTACGCCGTGGTGTTCTGTTTGGTCGACATGACGTACCAAATGAACGCCAAGTTGCCGTGGGTGATTGAGGTGGTCAAGGATGCCTACAAAGCATATGAGGCTGATGGCGCAGACAAGAACTATCTGATGTAAGGGCGCCAGATGAAACTTTCTATCAAAAACAGCGGCCTACGCCGTTCAGTGGAGGCTAAGTCATGAACTTCGACCGCGACATGGAGGAGAGACTGTTCCCTGTCGTCGGTCGAGTCCTTGAACTCATGAAGCAGTACAAGGACGATGAATGGCAGACGAAGTTCCTGATCGCATCCGTCTTCTTCCACCGAACCTGCACAGACTTGGGCATCAGCAAGGAAGCCATGTGCGGTTTCATCGCTGAGTTGGACGACAGATGGGCAAGCAAGCGGAAAACACAATGAGGAGCACGCATGAAGACCGAAGAACGCATCGCCGCGGGCGTGTGCCTGTTGGGTTGGATACTGGTCTACCTCTTCGCCATCTCAGTGCTGCTGATGGATCTCCTGGTCTGGAGACCGGGCTAGTCCAAGCACCGAACTGGTGGCCCTTTGCCTACACGACGCCTGACAACCTCAAGCGCCTGAAGCGGCAGAGGGCCATCATCAAGGTCAAGCAGTGGGTCCGATGGCCAGAGGCTCCGTTCTAGGGGTAACTCCCTACTTCCCATGCCTCTCTAACTTCGTGTTAAACTTGCATCACTGCAATCGAGCAGGGTAACTGAAGAAAGTAACTGACCATGAACACTATCACCCAACTGACCGCCGACATCAACGCCCACGGCGGCGCCCTCATGATCGTCAACGGCCGCAAGTGCTCCTTCAGCAGCGTCCGCGCCTACACGATCTACAACAACACGATCTACGGCGAGAACCGCGACCCCGAAGAGCGGGTTGCCCGCGCCATCGAGCGCAAGCACGACCTGTACTGGATCAACCTGCACGGCGCAGTGCTGTGCGGTGACGCAGGCTACTACGAGCGTGAGGCTGCCAAGTGGGCAGATGCTCCCCGACTGAACATCGGTGACATCGTCGAGTTCGAGGGCAAGCAGTTCGAGATCAAGGCTGCACCCAACAACAACTTCCGTCCGGTAGAGATCTGAGGGAGGGGGCTTGCGCCCCTTTCCAACTTCGTATTAAAATGCAAGCACTGCACAACGCAGGGTAACTGGAGCAAGATGATGAAAAAGAACCGTGAATACATCTATGTGGGCGAAGAGTTGTTCGAGGTGGTGATCCACAAGGTTGCCCGCCATCCGCGCTGCCACCTCATGGAGTCCATCTATGACCTGGGTTGGCTTGAGATCGACTACACCGTCCTCGACATGGACGGCAAGCGGGTGGACGGTGAGACCTGCGACATGGAGTGCATCGAGGCTGAACTGCAGGAGATCTACGCATGAGCCTGCAAGACCTGATCAACCTGGACGAGGCCATCGCAGAGGCGGAGGGCCTTGTCTCTGCAGCACAGTGGTACTGGATGTGCGAGAGCGAATCAGCATACTGGTCTTATCACTTCCCGTGGCTGTAAAACACTTGTGAAATCAATCACTTAACCGTAAAATCAGGGGTACAAGGAGCCGCAATCCTTAACTGCGGTGGCGGGCGGAGAAAATTAGAGCCGCTGACATCCCGGAAAGACGGGGCCAACACGCATGGGGACTGATCGTATTGGCGGCAGCCATCGTGGCAAGTAACGGATATGCCTTGCCAGTCCCCAGTCGTGTTGGTGTAAGTGCGATAGACGAAGGCCGCTTACCGTTGGGTTCGCAACGGCGCACGGGAGAATGGACAGCCCACGAGATCCAAACCCCGCCAACAGCCAACACGCATGGGCATCGGGCAAATTCGGGCGGAGTGCAGACCGCGCCGATGAGCCGCCTGCACAAGGTGCCCATCCTTGTTGGCCAAAACCTCAACCGCGAGTTAAACTCCCCGGCAGTCCAATGTCTCTGAAAGTACGAGATGCCACGGAAAGCCACTAAAACCGCCGCCAAGCCTTCAAAAGCCCCTGACCAAGGGGTAGATACCACCCAGGCCGCGCAAACTCCCCAAGAGCCGCCAAAGAAGAAGATCGGCCGCCCCTCCAAGTACACCCCAGAACTGGCAGCAGAGATCTGCCAAAGACTCAGTAACGGAGAACCACTGAGACAGATCTGCCGGGATGACCATATGCCCGCTTGGCAGAAGATCTATGAGTGGATGGCCCGCGACGAAGAACTTTCGGGAGCCATCGCGCAGGCGCGGGAGCAGGGATTCGAGGCTTTGGCTGAGGAGGCGCTCATGATCGCTGACACGCCGGTCTTTGGCCAGAAGCAGGTCATGACCGACCAGGGCACGGCCACGACGGTCGAGGATATGTTGGGCCACCGCAAACTCCAGATCGAGACCCGGCTGAAACTCCTGGCCAAGTGGAACCCGAAGAAGTACGGGGACAAGGTGCAGGTGGGCGGGGATGCTGAGAATCCCTTGAAGGTTCAGACGGACCTGACCATCTTCGATACCGTCCTGAAGGGCATAGAGCAGTCCCGCCGTGGATGAACTCGTCGCCGTCCTGAAGGACGAGGAGGTTCGGGAGAAGTTCAAGCGCCTCCCGGCTGACAGACAAGCCGCCTTCGCCTGGAGGGCGGGATGGCTCACCAAGGCTCACAAGCACCAGATCCTGCCCGACGGGGACTGGTGGAGCATCTGGCTGCTCCTGGCCGGTCGTGGAGCCGGGAAGACCAGGACAGCAGCAGAGCAGATAGGTTGGTGGGCCTGGGAGACTCCTG